ACCTTGTTACAAACATGGCACTACCAGCAGGAACAGACAGCATCAACATTCCGCAGATCACAACAGGTACACTTGCTGCATTCCAGTCAGCAGATAACAGTGCAACAACAACACGCGACATGGTTTCATCAACTGTCACAGCGCCAGTTCGTACAATCTCAGGCTATGAGAATGTATCGATTCAGCTTGTAGAACAATCACCTCTTGCTGGCGGTCTTGATCGCCTAGTATTTGGCGATCTAATGGCTGACTACGCACTTCAATTGAACACAGCTGTTGTTGGTACTGGTGACGGAACATCAGGAACACTTAAGGGTTTGATTACTCTTGGCGCTGATACCACAAACGGCATTCCTACAACATGGACTGAAACAACTCCATCTGCTGTTAACGGCGCAATCGCAATTGCTAAGGCAATTTCAAAGGTTGTAACAAACCGCTACAAGCAAGCAGAAGCTATTTTGATGTCTCCGTCAATGTGGTACTGGTTCGCTTCACAGGTAGATGGCTCAAATCGCCCTCTAGTAGTACCTGTCACAGGCGCATCCTCTGCATTCAACGCAGCAGGTACAATCACCAATCCTGGCGCTCCTGCTGGCCTTGTAGGTACAATTCAAGGTGTTCCAGTCTTTATTGATGCAACAATGACAAAGACATACGGCGCATCAACAAACCAATCACCAATTATCGTTGGTAAGTTCAGCGATAGTTATTTGTTCGAGTCAGGAACTCGCACAAGAGTTCTCCCTGATATTTTAAGCGCGAACCTCACAGTTCGTTTTCAGGTTTACGGCTACGCAGCACTTGCACACCGCTTTAACAAGTCGGTTTCAGTAATTTCTGGAACAGGCGCAGTTGCACCTTCAGGCTACTAATTAGCTGAGTCTTGGCGCTGATCTTGCTTTCGGGTAAGGTCAGCGCCAAGGCGTAACAACATCCACAGGGGGATTTTATGAAATCTATATTTCTTGAAGGTTTGAAGTCTGCTCGCGAGATAGTGCAGAACAAAGGCATTGAACATCTTGATCGTTTAATTGGCGAACTTGAAGGCGATCAAATTGAAACAACTTCCTTGACTCCGAAATTGGAGTCACGATGAAAACAAGTCACAAAGTTTGCATTGGCATGGTCAACAACGGAACGATTGATTCACTCCTTGCGCTTGACCTTATTCAAATTGCAAAAAAGAAAGATGGTCGCTTTGCTCACATGATTCAAGTGGGCAATGTTGGACTTACTACTCGATCACGCAATGTTGTAATTAAAACATTCTTGGAAACAACAGATTCCGAATGGCTCTTAATGATTGACTCAGATGAGCGACTTTCAACTGACACTTGGCTCAAGCTGATAGATGCTGCTCACGATAAGGATCGCCCAATTGTTTCAGGGCTAGTTTTTGCAGCATTCTTTGACAATAGCGATGCGCTTCGCCCAGTTCCAACAATTTATCGCATGGATCCTGAGAAGGGTTTGGAAGCAATTGATGCTTATCCGCTTGACTCAATCATTGAAGTTGATGCTGTCGGAACTGGTTGCCTTCTAATCCATCGCAGCGTTCTGCTAGATATGCAACAAAAGGCAACGCCAAATCAAGGCAAGGATTGGGCTTGGTTCGTAGAAGGCGCGATTGATGGAATTTACTTTGGCGAGGATTTACTATTTTCTAAACGCCTAAAATCTATGGGCTACAAGATCCACGCCCACACCGGCGCAATACTGCCTCATCACAAACAATTTTGGTTGGATGAACGCCATCATCAAGCGATGCGCGATCATGCAATTCAACAAGTCAAGCAAGAAGGTTGATCGTACCCCTGGCGATCAACCTTCTTGCCCTAACAACAAAGGAGCAATAAATGGCAAGAATCTCGACAACTGAGGCCAATCAAGCCCTGTCAACGACAGGTTGGAGTTATGTCTCATTGCACACTGCTGATCCAGGAACAACTGGCGCTTCAGAAGTAACTGGCGGCACTTATGCTCGCGTTGCTGCTACTTGGAACAGTCCTTCATCGGGATCAGTTACCAACTCAGGCGCTCTTTCAATCAACCTGCCAGCATCGACAACCGCCTCTTACTTTGGCGTTTGGTCAGCTTCGACATCTGGCACTTATTACATTGGCGGTGCTCTTTCTCCAAGCGTTACAACTGGCGCATCTGCCGGCGTTGTAACAATCGCATCAGGTTCACTTTCAGTCTCAGCTTCCTAATTTAAGGAGTAGCCAATGGCAACAAATTATCCAAGTTCGCTTGATTCATTTACCAACCCAACGGCTACTGATACCCTTGATTCAGCAACAGTTCCTCACGCAGGTCAACATGACAACATCAATGATGCTGTTCTAGCAATTGAAACAGAGTTGGGAACTTCGCCAAAAGGAACATTTGCATCAGTCAAAGCTCGCCTTGCGGCTGGAGATCCCGATTCAGATCAGACAGTTCTTTCAATACAAATTTTCGGATAGGGATAAAAAATGGCAAGTTTTACAAAATTATTGTTATCAGGCAGCACACAGGGCAAAGCCATCAAAATTGCCGCAACTACTTCGGGAAGTGCTGGCACAACTATCCACGCAACAGGTACAGGCTCCACAGCTATTGATGAAGTTTGGCTTTATGCTTACAACTCATCTGGCAGTTCAGTTTCTTTAACAGTTCAATGGGGTGGCGTTACAGCTGTTGATAATGAAATTAAACTTTCAATTCCTGCCACATCTGGTTTAACTTTGGTTGTGCCTGGACTAATTTTGACAGGTTCAGGTGGCGGCTCACCAACTGCTTCCACAATTGCCGCTTATGCTGGCACAACGAATGTCATCACAGTTTCAGGTTATGTCAACAGGATTTCCTAATGACAAATCCTTTACGCCGGATGGTTTCATCAAGCCAAGTATCTGATTGGTTTACTAATAATCAAGCTGGCACACTGACTGTCCCTTCGAGAATTATAATTAGAGCTCTTGGCGGCACTATCACAACAAGCGGTGGCTACGTTTATCACACGTTTACAGCTTCGGGAACATTTACAGCGATTACATCTCTTACTTGCGATGTTTTAATTATTGCTGGAGCCGGAGGTGGTGGCGATAATATTGGTGGCGGTGGAGGCACAAGCCTTAACTACAGTTCAAATACTTCTCTGGATTCAAGAGACTACACAATTACAGTTGGTGCAGGTGGTGCAAGTAATTCAAATGGTAACGCTTCATCTATATCTGGTACAGGTTTTACAACTATAACTGCCGCTGCTGGATTAAAAGGAGTCGATGCCACAAGTGCAGGATCGACAAATGCTGGTAACGGAGGTGCTGCGGTACGAATAGTGGACGGCACTACAACAAACTTTACTGGGGGCGCAGGTAATGGCGGTGCTGCATTAAACAGGCGTGGCGGTGGTGGTGCAGGTACAAATGCAAACGGAAACGCAACCACATCAACCACAGGCGGCGCAGGTGGTGCAGGTGTTTCAACATATTCTGCATGGGGCTTAGCAACTTCAACTGGTCAAAATTCCTCAGGAACTTATTATTACGCTGGAGGCGGAGGTGGTGGCGTCGAAAGCACATCTTGGACACCGGGAGCCGGTGGGCTCGGTGGAGGTGCAACTGGAGGTACTGCAAACACAGTTCCTAATGGTTTTGCTGGTACAGCTAACACCGGTGGTGGTGGCGGTGGTGCAGGTGGTCGAGCATCGGTAATAGTTGGAGCAGGTGGAGCAGGTGGATCAGGTCTAGTCATAGTGAGGTACACAGTATGAGTCACTGGGCAGAAATTGATGAAAACAATATTGTTATTCGTGTTTTAGTAGGCGATAACAATGAGCCAGATGAAGGCGAAGCATTTATGCAATCACTTGGCGGTCAATGGATTAAGACAAGTTACAATGGCAAAATTCGTGGCAAGTACGCTGGCATTGGCGATACCTATGATGAAGCAAGTGACACATTTATTTCGCCAATCACAGGAGAACAGTCAGCTGATTCAATAATTGAATAATTGAAATTTGAGGAAATTGATTTAATAGTAGAAGGAAGCGTTGATGGCAATCTATAACGAAAGCATTGCCTACAACGCAGCTGGCGTTGCTTACAATGCCGGATCAACAGCTACAACTGGCTCAGGTTCAATCAGCCTTGCAGGTTCAGCAACCATTTCTCTTTCCTTTGCCACAACAGGATCAGGTTCAATCAGCTTAGTTGGTTCAGCAGCTACATCTTTCCCTACAACAGGCTCAGGCTCAATCAGCCTAGTTGGTTCAGCAGCCACATCTTTCCCTACAACAGGATCAGGCTCAATCAGCCTAGTTGGTTCAACAAGCGATTCACTTACATTTGCGACAACAGGTTCAGGCTCAATCAGCCTTGTTGGTTCAGCAACCGATTCACTTACTTTCCCTGCAACAGGCTCAGGTTCAATTAGCCTGGTTGGTTCGGCAACCGATTCACTTACTTTCCCTGAAACAGGATCAGGCTCAATCAGCCTAGTAGGTTCAGCAACCGATTCGCTCAAATTTGCGACAACAGGCTCAGGCTCAATCAGCCTAGTAGGTTCAGCAACCGTTTCTCTTTCTTTTGCCACAACAGGATCAGGTTCAATTAGCCTAGTAGGTACAGCAACTTCATCCTTTGTTGTAACAGGATCAGGTTCAATTAGCCTAATAGCAACTGCAACTGATTCACTTACTTTTGCCACAACAGGATCAGGCTCAATTAGCCTAGTAGGTACAGCAACTTCATCTTTTGCTTATCCAAGTTCCGGAACTGGGTCAATCAGCCTTGTTGCATCTGGAACTTTTTCAAAGATTAGTTACGCCACAACAGGTTCAGGCTCAATCGAACTTGTAGCAACTGCAACTGACAATCTTTACTTTGCCACATCAGCTTCGGGCTTGATTTCTCTTACTGCTTCGGGATATGGCTACATCGGCAATGGCGCTTCGATGAATAATCAATACCGAACTGGCGCATCTATTGTTGAAAGAATCAGAGTCGGGGCTACAATGAATCCGAACAAGAATTTAAGAGCTGGATCAACAATTATCTTAAGACCCCGAATCGGTTCGCTAATCAGCAATCGTGAACGCGCCACTTCTACCATCACAAGGAGATCTCGATGACTTATGACTTAGGAGATGTCATTCCGCTTGGAATAACCATCACTGATTCAACTGGCGCAAATGCCAATGCTTCGGCGGTCACTTGCACAATTACCCTTCCAGACGGAACCACCTCAACGGGTTCGGTAACAAATCCTTCAACTGGACTTTACAATTGCGACTTTTCCCCGACTCAAACAGGCCGCCATGCGGTTAGATGGCTTGCTACGGGAACAAACGCCTCAGCTTATACCGATGAATTTACGGTTCGAGATTATGCCGACCTTGGCATTGTTGGACTTGATGAGGTTAAGGCTCACTTAAACATTCCAACCACAGACACAACTTTGGATGAGGAATTGCGCCGATTCATTGATGCGGCAACCGACTTGGCTGAAACTTATGTTGGACAGGTTCTAGGTCGCAGAACTTTCACCAGCGAACTTTATGACGGCGGCACTGAATTCATTCGCATTCGCAATCCAAAGGCAATTTCCATCACTTCGGTTACTGAAAATGGATTGGCTGTCTCATCAAGTGCCTATGTCCTTGATTACACTGGACAGCGCCTCTATCGAATTGGCTCAGGCACACTTTATGCCACCAACTCTTATGGTTACTGGGTGCAGGGAATGAATAACATTTCCATCACCTATGTCGCTGGCTATGTCAATCCTCCAATGGCTGCTCGCCAAGGCGTTCTTGAGATTATCCGTCACCTATGGCAGACACAGCGCGGCTCAATGAGCGTGATGGGTCGCTCACTTGGCGGCGATGAGCTTTACACAACACCGACTTATTCCTTGCCACGCAGAGCGATGGAACTTCTTGACCCAACT